ACACCTGTATGGCTATGGAGCTCGCACAACTCGGACATGCCCTGTACGAAAGCGTCTTTGATGTTCCCGATTTCACAGGCACCGAAATTACAATGTTGCAAGAGACATGTTCCTCGTGAGGGCAGGTATACTTCGAGGCAAACGTTTCCAAAAATTCTCCTAGCTTGGTCATCGTATCTTATTTTGTTAAGCCAGATGTCCCCAGATTTAATTCCGTGGAGGAGGGCATCTTTTGTTTGATTGTCTGTTTGGTTCCATTGAGCTGGCGTAAGGTTGACGCACCTTTTGATCCAAGGGAGTTCAGCTCTAGGAGTGCGCACGAACTCAATGATATCGGGATGATCAATATCAAGGTGAGCCACGACAGCGCCGTTCTTATAAACGCCACCTCTTCTAAGTGTTTCATTTAATGTTGAGTAAATTTTTGCGAATGATACAGGGCCAGAAGCCGTAAGACCTTTTCCGTTTTCACTTCCTCGGGCTCTGAGCTTTGATAGATGGACTGCAACTCCAGCTCCATGTCTGAGTGCATGAGAGACGAATCTCCAGCTTGCTTCGATTCCATTTTTTCCTTCCATAGAGTCTTCTACGACAAAAACGGTGCAGCTCACTGGAAGTCTTGATTCTGGGTTATCCAACCATGATTGGACCCGACCAGTGCGGGAGATAAGTTCTGCGGTCATTTAAGTTAAATCCGTTAAATCAGGTGGTTTGTAATTTGGTCCTTTAAGGACTTTACCGTCTTCTCGGTAGACTGGTTCCCCATCTTCTCCAAGTTTAGACATATTGCTTATATGTACACGGTCTAGAGCTTCGTCTAGGAACCATCCCATATTCTCAGCGTATTGGTAGCATACATAGACTAAATCAGCTAGTTCTTTTAATGCTTCAGCGTGTATATTATTATTTTTTCTAAATAGTAAACCTTCAGCTTCTAGGAATTCTTTAAATTCCTCTACGATCAGATTCTTCTGATAGGAACGCTTGTCTTTCGTCATGGACGATTTCAGCTTGTACTTTGTACGGAATTCCTTGGCTTGATCTGAAATAAAGGTTCTTTTCATGTGTTAATTCGTTTTCTAAGTAGTGGATAGCTTTTTCTAAGTCGTGTATCTTGCTATCTTTATGACCTGCCCTGCAGATATACTTGATAGCATTGCCAAGATGGAAATTTAATCCTTGGTCTCTAATAAAATCCCAAACATCGATAGATCCTCGTTGGTAGTAACTTGGTCCTTTGGCCATTTCGATATTAAATTTTTGATGGAATTAGCCATTACAAAATTTTGGTGTTGTAAAGCTACGAAAATTGTGGCGAAATCTTTGATATCGACTTCGCCTTTGTCTAGTGTTATTTCAAGTTGCCTTAACTTTAGGTCTTGATCCATCGTCAATTCGGTAATCGGCGGCGGGGGACCAGAGTTTTGGCTCTTTTTTGTCGAAGTCATAATCATCAGCAGTTAAAATACGAGCTAATCTGGCATTAATCAGTGCTTCCTCTTCAGATAATCCTTTATCTTTGAAAGCTCCTATTACTGTTTTCCAGCTGTAACCTTTTTCATTGAAGAGAGCTTCCGCTCTTTTTACTCCTATTCCAGGGACTCCACTGTATCCATCAGTCTGGTCTCCAGAAACGGATTGAATAAGGTGCCATTTTGCTCCATCTATAGGCGGGATTGTGAACGTTTCATCGAAGTTGTATAACTTCCCAGGGATTTGTCTCATATCCTTATCAGGTGAGGCAATGATGTTTCCTGGATATTTTGTAGCATAAATGCCCATACTATCATCGGCTTCAAGTCCAGGTTTAATAATAACCTTGTACTCTTTTTTTAAAGCATTGATGACTCTTTTATAACCGCATGGTTTCTTACGATTACGATGCCCCTTATATTCGGGCATTATTTTTTTCCTAAAATTTACACTGTCCGAAAAGAACAGTATTGTCTCAGAGAATCCACCAAGTTTGTTTTCAATCTTGGAAATCTCTCTTTTAACCGCACTGTATGCATTACTAAAGTTACTAGTGACAAGAATAACATCATTGCCAAAGTCTACTTCAGTTTCTGCAGCAGCACATGCCTTGTAGACGATAAAGTCTGCATCGCATAATATTTTCATAAATTAGTGGGTGTCTGCCCAATTTAGACCACTACTGGCCTCAGCTGCTATTGGGATTCGTAATTTGTAGTACTCTCCCGCCTCAGCAGCGGAAAGAACAAGAAGAGATTTGAGGTCATCAACATGTTCTGGTGTACATTCAAACTGTAACTCGTCATGAACAAAAGCGAGCTGACTGCAGCGTAGATCCATCTCTTTGATATGTTCATTGGTGATTAGCATCCAACGCTTCGCCAAAATTGCTGACGATCCTTGGATTAAATAGTTGAGTGATTTGTGTTTAGAGTCTACTAATATCTTTCTTTTATCGATACCCTGAACATAACCTCTCTCACTAGCTTTGTGTACAGCTGCCAAGAGTTTCTCAAGACCTGGGATGGCATCCACATAAGCCTTTCGGATCTCTTTGCCTTTCTTCTTAGCTTTCTCTGGGGATAATTGTTTATCATATGAGATACCTATTTTCTGGTCTCCAGCTCCATACAAGAATGCATAGGAAATTGTCTTGACCAGTTTTCGGGATACGCCAATCTTGTCAGCGTTTTCTTGGTGTATGTCGCCATGCAAGAGCACTTTAGCATACCTACCTCCATCCCATCTTGCAAGATAATGGGCAAGCATCCGTAGCTCAATCCCAGCAAGATCACTCCCGACCATGCGGAGATTAGGCGAGGCAGTGAAAAGTCTTCTAAATCTTTCATCACTCGGCACCTGGGCCAAATTTGGAGATCGGTGGGCTGCTCTAAATGTAGAGGTAGCTACCGAACAATGATGATGAATCCTAGACTTCGTACATAGCTTCTGCCATGCGTTCACGCCTTCGGATATCATCCCTAACTTTTTCGTCAGATCCAGTAGTGTCAAGAACTGAAGAGCTATATCCGTTCCAAGTTCCTTTAAGACGGTCTCGTCTATAACGGTTTTTCCTGATGCAGTCATTGACTGTGGAGTCCATCCATGCCGAGTAGTCAAAATCCATGCTATATGATCTCGTGATACGGGGTTTAAATCTTTGAGGCGGGTGAACGGAGCACCAGCGACATAGCCTCTGGTCCTATTATCTCTTTTAGGAGTAAATAGTGATCCGCCAACGAGAGGGTACCTGTTGCGTAATAACTTACTAGTTTCTTCATACTCTTTTCGGAGAGTAGATTCAAGTTCCCGTGCAGATTGTTCATCAAAATACCATCCATGGAGTTCTTGTTGGGTGAGTAGGGTTGCGACCTGATGTTCTAATTTGATCCATTCAGGTATTTTTGGAAATGTTTGCATAGTTTGGTGGTAACTACTACATCTTGTTCGCAATAATCTTGCATTTCTTGTGACCATTCAGACCAATCAGTAGTTTGTCCAAAGCTTCCTTTGTACTCATTGAGTCTATAGCCATAACTTTCAAGACTATGACGACCATATAATTGTAATGGCATGTGGTTCCATGCCCTTTGTTTATCTATATCGAGAAGATTCGGATGATAAAGACGAGATAACAACAGAGTATCAAGAACATCGCCCCGAGGACGAAACCAAGGGAAGAACTTTTTAATAATAGGTATGTCGAAGCCGATGCAATTGTGACCAATAAGAATGTCAGCCACTTCGAGCCAACTGATTCCTGTAGTAATGGAGTGGTTAGAAGCCATCGGTAAATCTTTCGGATTATCCGCATAGGGCTCATCATTAAATGTTTCAGTTCTGTCATCATTTAACCAGTGGATAGTTAGGCAATGGATACGAGTTGCTGTGTTAAGTAGACCGTTTGTTTCGAGATCGAATATTACTGGACCCGTTCCAGTGATAGGTCTTGTCTTCAAACTTTGCTTTGTCAACTGCTTCTTTCGTAGGTGGGTTAGGTTTATTCAAGTGCTTATACCATGGGTGTTCGTATTCACTTCCTTCAAAAATCCGTGGTCGGGTTGAAAATTGGTGATTCCGTAGTTTCATAATCTGTGAATCGTGAGGTTTCTAAGTTAAATTTTATCTTTCCTGCGAAGCCTGTTTCACCAGAATAGCGGTTCTTAATAATTCTAAGAGTCGCAATATCTCGTTCATCTGTGGACTGTTGATTTCGTTCGAGGGCAATGACTTGATC